CCGTTCTAATGGCTAGAAAGAAAGAGGATAAGATAAAACCTATCCCGCCGGTTGGTCGGTTCGGTGGTGCGCGTGTGTTGCAGCGCCGGATTGGCCGGTCGGAGACTTTGGCTCAGAACAAAGAGGCCGTTGCGACTGAGCTGATTGCGATGGGTACAGCCAGGTTAACTGATATCATAAACATCCATACGGGCGAGATTAAGCCTATGGACGAAATACCTGATGAGGCTTTGGCTTCGATTAAGAAGGTTACTGTTGGTCAGTATGGCACAACGATTGAGATGTTTGACAAGGTGAGTGTTCTGCGTGTTCTGGCTAAGGCTAGTGGCTTGCTCGATGTAGAGAAGAACGTGGACAAGCCTTCGATCATTGGGATCAACATGAAGGGTCCAGAGATCACCACAACATATGAGGCTGACGATGACTGATCTCCCCAGCATGAACTTGGATTTCTCTAAGTCTGCTACGGTCTGGAAGTTTCTACATGATAAGTCTTTTGTTCGCGGCCTGATGGGTCCAGTGGGATCGGGCAAGTCATACGGCTGTGCTGCTGAGATTATGTTAAAAGCTGTCCAGCAAAAGCCGTCACCGCGTGATGGTATTCGGTATTCCCGGTTCGTGATCGTGCGCAACACCTATCCAGAGCTTAGGACAACTACGATTAAGACCTGGCAGGAGCTATTCCCAGAGGATGTATGGGGGCAGATGCGCTGGCAACCGCCGATTACCCACCATCTTAAACTCCCCAGCAGAGATGATGCGCCTGGTATCGACTGTGAAGTTATATTCATGGCCCTTTCTACGCCGCAAGATGTGCGCAAGCTGCTCTCATTGGAGCTAACTGGTGCATGGGTAAACGAGGCTAGAGAGCTGCCGAAGGCTGTGATCGATGGCTTGACTCACCGCGTTGGCCGTTATCCTACCAAATCCGATGGTGGTGCGTCCTGGTACGGGATTATCATGGATACCAACCCGCCTGATGCGGATCACTGGTGGCATGAGCTGTCAGAGAAGAACCCTATCGGTGGGCGGTTTCCTTGGAAGTTCTATCGTCAGCCGGGTGGTGTCCTGGAGGTAGGCGCCAAGGATCTGCCAGAGAACCCGGAAGCAAATGGTTTTGTATTTTCCGGCGGCAAGTGGTGGATGGTTAATCCTTCTGCGGAGAACAAGACGCATTTGCCTGATGGTTACTATGAGCAGCTTCTCGGCGGAAAGAACGCTGACTGGATCAGGTGCTATGCAGAGGGCAAGTTTACCTTCGTGCAGGAGGGCAGGCCGGTTTGGCCGGAGTATGACGATGAAATGATGTCGGCGGATGTGCAGTATGATCCGCAATACCCGCTACAAATCGGCGTTGACTTTGGTTTGACACCGGCGGCTATCTTTGGGCAGAGAACATCCGGCGGCGCATGGAAGATCCTCGATGAGCTTGTGACGTTTGACATGGGGCTTGAGCGTTTCGGGCAGGAGCTTATCGGCAAGATCGCTGCAAGCTTTAACAAGGCAGAGGTGCAGATCTGGGGAGACCCGGCGGGTAACAAGCGCGACGAGATCTATGAGGTTACTGCTTTCGATCACTTGCAGTCTATTGGGTTTCGGGCCCAGCCAACAGACAGCAATGCTTTCAATGTAAGGCGTGAGGCTGCTGCGGCTCCTATGAACCGGCTGGTTGGTGGTAAACCTGGTCTTCTCGTTAGCAAGAAGTGCCTGCGGCTGCGGAAATCTCTGAGTGGCGGCTATTTCTTTAAGCGTGTTTCTATGGGCGCTGGGCAGGATCGGTTTAAAGATGCGCCGGTAAAGAATGAGCACTCTCACTGCGGGGATGCGTTTGGATATCTTATGCTCGGTGGCGGTGAGCAACGCAGATTGCGGCGCGGAACCTATGGCGGAAGCTTTGCGGGTGGGCAAACATTCAACGCAAGCACAGATTTCGAGGTCTTTTAATGGCTTTAGTGCAACTTCCCCAGGTGAGAATGGGCCACGATGAGCACATTGTCCCCCTAAGCTATGAACATCTCACCAGGATACGCCTCAAGAAAGAGAACCGTGACTTCGTAAATGTGATACCCAACTATTTGGATTACGTCTGGGACCACGCAGTAGATGGTATGAGCTGGGCAGGCATAGGTAGAGGTAAGGTTGTCTCTGCATTTGGCATTAGGCCGTTCTGGGATGGCGTTGCAGAGATGTGGCTTGTACCTGGCGAAGAGATAGACCGCCATGCGATATCGGTTGTCCGTGCCTCTAAGCAACTAACCGATACCGCAATAGCCAATAACGGTATAAAAAGGCTACAGATCTGCGTAAACACGAATAACGATACCGCATTTAGGTTTGCCAAAGCACTACGTTTTGAGGTAGAAAGTGTTATGAGGAAGTACGGACCGGACGGGTCTGACTATTACATGATGGCGAGGTTTTAACATGGGTGGACTATTTGGTGGTGGTGGTAGCAGTAAGCCTGCGGCTCCGACTAAGACCGCAACGCAACTTACTGCGGAGCAGGATGCTTCTGCCGCTAGAGCGAGAGCAGATGAACGTGCAGAGGCTTCTGAGATTTCTGAAATGCGGGGCGCACAAAGACGCCGCCGTTTGCGCCGGACGGGTGGTTTACGATTGCTATTCTCTCCTGCTCGAATGGAAGGGCCGGACGCGCCGCCAACAACTTCTAACTTAGGTGGTGGTCAGTAATGCCACAGGAGTGGAGCAAAAAGCCCACCCTAAAGTCCACCTTTTCGGACGCCAAGGTGGCAATCGGGGCAATCCTTAGTGGCAATGCTCCTGTAAATTCATCTGGGTCCAGCGGCCCAACTGCGGCACAACAAGCCTTTTTTGCTTCGGCATCAAGTAACAACAGTGATGATGGCCCTGGATACGCTCGTCGTCCTGCGGGCCCAACTCCAGATCAGCTAGTTGCTCAACAAGTTGCTGCCGCTCGTGCCGCAAAGAAGGCAGCAAAGCGAAGAATGGGTAGGGAGCGCCGTAAGAAATACGAGGCTGCTGAGACCATGGTTAAGAAAATGAAGCTGTTATTTACAGATTAGAGAGGCTCGACATGACTAAAATCAAATCAGATCCCCGCGTTCACATCCGACCGAAACCTGTTGAAGCAAAGGCTGCGGTTCCTGAGAAGAAAGCTGCGCCCAAGAAGGCCGCTTCCAAGCCAAAGAAGTAAGTTATGGTAAAGAAGGCGCACCAAAATCCGAAGGGCGGTCTCAATGAGGCTGGCCGTAAGCACTTTGAGCGTAAAGATGGGGGTAATCTAAAAGCTCCTGTCAAGAAGGGAACCAATCCCCGGCGTGTTAGCTTTGCTGCTAGGTTCGCTGGGATGAAGGGCCCGATGAAGAATGAGAAGGGTGAACCCACCCGCAAGGCTCTGGCTCTAAAGGCATGGGGTTTTGGATCGGTAGAGGCGGCGCGTAACTTCGCTAACCGTAATAAAAAAGGATAATGAGATGGCTCGGCTAGACGTAAGAGAGATCATGGAGCGTGAGGCCAAGGCCCAATCCCGCAAGGATCAATGGCGTACTATCTATGAGGATTGCTACGAGTTCGCTCTGCCGCAGCGCAATATGTACGATGGAAACTATGAGGGTAACACCGCCGGTCAGAAGAAAATGGGCCGTGTGTTTGATTCCACAGCGATCTCAGCAACTCAGCGCTTTGCTAACCGCATACAAGCTGGCTTGTTTCCACCACAGAAAGCGTGGTGCCGCCTAGAGGCCGGTAGTGGCATTCCGAAAGAGCAACAGCCACAGGCTCAAGCTGCGCTTGATGCGTACACTGAGCGGATGTTTGAGGTAATGCGCCAGACTAACTTTGATCTGGCTATGGGCGAGTTCCTGTTGGATCTCTGCGTAGGTACTGCCGTGATGATGGTGACTCCTGGTGATGAGGCAACTCCGATCCGCTTTACACCCATCCCTCAGTATCTCGTTTCGATTGAAGAGGGCACATTCGGCAATGTCGATAATGTTTATCGCAAGCTAAGAATGAAGGCTGAAGCGATACCGCAAGAGTTCCCTGATGCTGAAATGACGCCGGAATTGGTAGATGCGATATCACGATCACCATCCAAAGAGATCGATCTTATGGATGCTGTGATCTATGATTACGAAAGAGCGATCTATTGCTATCATGTTATCTGGCCTGGTAAGCGGCAAGATCTGGTTTACCGCACTATGAAGTCTTCGCCATTTATCGTTGCGCGTTACATGAAGGTTGCCGGTGAGATCTATGGCCGTGGTCCCCTGGTTACTGCGATTGCTGACATCAAGACGCTGAACAAGACCGTTGAGTTGGTCCTGAAGAATGCTTCATTGTCGATCTCTGGCGTATATACTGCTGCTGACGATGGCGTTCTCAACCCTCAGAACGTAAAGATCCAGCCTGGTGCGATCATTGGTGTGGCTCGTAACGGTGGCGCGCAGGGTCCGTCCCTGTCTCCTCTGCCCCGTGCTGGTGACTTTAACACAAGTCAGATTGTTATGAACGATCTACGCATGAACATTAAGAAGATCTTGATGGATGATACGTTGCCGCCTGACAATATGTCGGCCCGGTCTGCGACTGAGATCGCTGAGAGATCCCGTGAGCTGGCTTCTAACTTGGGTTCTGCGTTTGGTCGATTGATCGATGAGACTATGATCCCGCTGGTTTCACGCATTCTCTATGTAATGGACCAGGCTGGCTACATCGATCTGCCGCTCAAGGTCAACGGTGTAGAGGTAAAGGTCACGCCGGTGGCTCCTCTGGCTCAGGCCCAGAAGTTACAAGAGGTAAACGATATCGTGCAGTTTATGCAGATTGCCAACTCTTTAGGCCCACAGGGTCAGATGGCATTGTCGATCCCACGGATCACAGCATTCATTGCCGATAAGATGAACATCAAACAGGACTTGCTCACCACAGCGGAAGAGCAGGAAATGATGATGCAACAGATGCAGGCGCAAGCAATGGCCGAACAAGGGCCGCCGACTGCTGATGATGGTGGAGCAACAATGGAGGCTATGCAATGAGTTCACCCGATGGGTGGGAAGGTTTAACCCAAGCAACAAGCGAAAGCCCGAAGGCTGCTGATATAGATGTTCTATATGGCAAGGTGTTCAAAAGCACAGAGGGGCAACGTGTTCTAAGTCATTTGCGCAGCATAACGATTGAGCAACCGACTTGGTTCCCTGGAGAGGATGCGAGTTTCGGCTATGTGAGGACAGGCATGGCAGAGATGGTACGCATGATTGAGAAAAGAATAGAAAGGTCAAACAATGGCTGAAGCAATGGCAGAACAAGTGGAGGCTGACGCCCCAATGATTAACGTAGCAGAGCCGGACACTCCTCAAGAGGATGCGCCGGTTGCTGTGCATGAAGAGCCGCAGGGTGAGCCTGCTGCTGCAAGTGATGATGAGCCGTTAGAGCGGCCAGATTATTATCCAGAAAAATTTTGGGATGAGGACGGCCCAGATGTTGAAAAGCTGGCAAAGAGTTATGCAGAGCTTGAGAAAAAGTTTAAGGCCGGAAAGCATAAAGCACCGGAAGAGTATGATGTATCTGCACTTGCGGATCAGGGTTTGGACTCTGACGATCCGACTGTCGCCGTATATCAGGATTGGGCTAAAGAAAACGGGATTAGCCAGGGCGCATTCGAAGATCTTGCAGGCCGTGTACTTGCCTTGTCTAAGGATGAGCAAGAGAGCGTACAGTACGATCAGCGCGCGGAGATGGAGAAGCTAGGGGCAAATGCCTCTGAGAAGATCCAAATGACTGAGCGTGTTCTTATGAAAGCTCCTCTGAACAACTCTGAGCGTGAAGCGATAGCTTATTCTCTGAACAATGCTGACGCGATCAATGCTTTCTTGAAGTATCACCAGGCGATTACGAATGAGAATATTCCTATTAAGCCTACGATCCAGCAAGAGACCATGACAAAGCAGGATCTACAGGTGGCTATCTCTGATCCGCGCTGGCAAAGCGATGCCGCTTGGCGGACTCAGATGGAACAAAAATGGTTCCAATCTCAGCAGAAGTGATAGAGACTTGCAATAAATATCGCTTGCGTGTATTTTAGCCTTAACGGCTAACCGTGCTCGGCCCGTTGGATGTAGTAATCTACTGGTTGGCGCGGCCATAACGCGCAAGCGACCGCCCGGAACCTCGGATAACGGAAGCGTTTAATTGAAACGCAAAAGGAGGTTTTTGCAAATGGCGATTAACGTCTCAACCGCGTTTGTTGATCTTTTCGATTCTGAGGTCAAACAAGCGTATCAAGCCGAATCTGTGCTTCGTGGCACAATGCGGACCCGCACCGGCGTTGCCGGTAACACTGTTAAGTTCCCAACAATCGGTAAAGGTGTAGCTACGCTCCGCGTACCACAAACCGATGTTACACCACTTAACGTCACATACGGCCAAGTAACTGCGACAATGGAAGACTACATTGCAGCAGAATACTCAGACATCTTCCAACAGTCCCACATCAACTTTGATGAGCGTTCTGAATTGGTACAGGTTGTATCTAAGTCTATTGCTCGGCGCATGGACCAGATCATGATCGATGCTCTGAACGCGGCCACTGGCACATCTACTGTTGCAACAACAATCGGTGGTGCTGGCACAAACATGAACATCGAAAAGCTCCGCGCTACTGCGAAAGCTATGAATGAGAAGAACGTACCTTCTGAAGGCCGTAACTTGCTCATGCACGCTTCTCAGCTTGACGCTTTGCTCGGTGAAACTGAAATCACAAGCCAAGACTTTGCTTCTGTAAAAGCTCTTGTCCAGGGTGAGATCAACACGTTCATGGGCTTCAACATCTTGACAATGGGCGACCGTGACGAAGGTGGCATTCCCAAGCCTTCTACTCGTACTTGCTTTGCCTGGCACAAAGATTCGATGGGCTATGCTGAGTCGATGGCTCAGAAAACCGAAGTCAACTATGTCCCGGAAAAGACATCGTTCTTGGTTAGCTCCATGTTCTCTGCTGGTTCCGTCTCAATTGACGGCGAAGGCATTGTCAAAATTTCTTGCACTGAATAAGGAGAATAAGACATGGCATTCGCAACAGCAAATTGGGCAACAGTTGGCGCTTCTAAAAGCGGCAATGCTCCAGCTATCTATAGCTACAAATCTTCTGGTGATAACAAAGCTGCTATCGCTGGCTCTGGCTATTTCAACACAGTTGAAGCTCTTATCACTACCGGTGATTGGATCTACACATACGGCAGCGATGGCGGTCAAACGCTTGTCGCTACCAACACTGCTGGCGTTATCACAACGGCAGTAATCTAAAGAAAGAGGGGGCTGGACCCACTGGCCCCCTTTACCCTTTACGGAGAACGATTATGGCTGCTGGTGATACTTCACTCTCGATCTGCTCGGATGCTCTGATACTGTTGGGCGCTTCGCCCATTTCTTCTTTTACAGAAGGATCTGACTCAGCCCAGGCTTGTGATCGACTTTATCCAGATCTCCGTGACTCGCTGCTTTCAAACTATCAATGGAGCTGGAGCGTTAAGAAAGTTCAGCTAAATCGTCTTTCTACCGCTCCCATAGATGAATGGAAGTATGCCTATCAAATGCCGGGAGATATGCTCTCTGGCGTTTTGGCCTTATTTACAAACGCTGGTATTGGCGAGAACCCTGTCCGGTATGGATGGGAAGTTTACGGCGATCAGCTCTACACAAATTTCGAGAAGGTCTTTATCGACTACCAAGGTACAATCGATGAAAGCAAAATGCCAAATTACTTTGTGCGCCTTCTCCGCACCTCAATGGCTGCTGAGTTAGCTTTTACAATTACCGATCAGATTAGCAAGTCAGACTACTTTCGGGCCTTGGCATATGGCTCACCCGGTGAGTCAAACCGTGGTGGCTTGATGCGTGAGGCAATGAACATAGATAGTCGCGGTAAGCCGCCGCAGATCATTGAGGATTATTCTCTTATTGATGTGAGATACTAAAATGCGGATTATGCAGTTCCAAACGAACTTCTCGGTTGGTGAGCTTGATCCGCTTATCCGCGCTCGTACCGACCTGGAGCAATACAGAAACGCACTCGAAGAAGCTACGAATGTAATCATTCAGCCTCAAGGGGGCTTTAAGCGCCGGGATGGTACGAAGTTTATCTATGACTTTGGCTCAACCTTTACTGACTTTAAGGTAATCCCTTTTGAGTTTAGCGTTGATGATAGTTACCTCTTGGTGTTTGTCACTCAGAGGATCTATGTCTTTAAGGCTGGTGTATTGCAGACCAATATTAACGGATCTGGCAATGACTATATTACAGCGACCGATATCACTACCGCTATGCTGGACGACATTAACTATACCCAGGCGGTTGATACGCTCATCCTGTGCCATGAGGATCTTCAGACAAAGAGGCTTGTGCGCAACGGTGATACAAGTTGGACGTTAGAAAACCTGCCAATTACGAACTTGCCTCAGTATGCTTATGCTTTTGATACGCACCAGCCAGACTTTACTATTACGCCAAGTGCATCTACGGGCAACATTACTATTACTGCATCTGACGTAACAACTGACACTGGAACAGCACAGGCGGGTGCATATGATACAATCACTCTTAAAGCTGCGTCTAGTTACACCACTGACGATCAACCAAACGGTATGTTTATTACCTTAACTTCTGGTACTGGATCAGGGCAGACACGGCACGTTGAGGACTATGTGGCCTCTACTAAGGTTTTGAGAGTATATCCTGCATGGGATACAGTGCCGGACAACACCACCGGATACAAGGTTGAAGCATTTGCTGAATCCGCTGTCGGTGAGTATGCCCAAGTCACAAGCACATTTGGTCGCGCTCGGTATGTCGAGTTTGTTTCTGCGACTGAAATGAAGGCCGTTACGGAAGTGGACTTCTTTGACACCGATGCCGTTACTGCTGGTTTCTGGGAAAGTGAGCACGGCTACGAAGACGTTTGGTCCAGCACTCGCGGTTGGCCCAGGTCAGCTGCATTCCATGAGGGCCGGTTGTATTTTGGTGGATCTAAGTCTCGGCCAAACACTATCTGGGGGTCTGGTGTAATCAATTACTTTGATTTCGCTGCTGGAACTGGCCTGGATGATGAGAGCGTTGAAGCAACTATCAACACCAATCAACTTAATACCATCGTCAACTTGTTCTCTGGCAATGACTTTAGGATCTTTACGACCGGTGGTGAGTTTGTAATTTTGCAAGGCACTAACGAGCCGATCACCCCTTCTACGTTCTTTGTAAGGCCACAGACTAGGCTCGGGGCAAAGTCAGGCATACCCATTGAAGAGCTAAATGGCGCGTCAATCTTTATCCAGCGTCAAGGTAAATCTATCAATGTGTTCCAGTTTGGTGACACTACAGCGTCCTATCAGGTGCGAAACATATCAGCACTAAGCTCTCACTTGCTAAAAGATCCTGTGGACATGGCGGCGCGTAGGGCTGCGTCTACAGATGAATCGGATCGCCTGTTTGTGGTCAACGGTACTGACGGATCGATGGCGGTTTACTCTATCCTGGTCGGTCAGAATGTTATTGCGCCAAGCCGGTTCACAACAGACGGTGAGTTTATAGCTGTGGGCGTTGAGGTTGCAGATGTTTATGTGATCGTTAAACGGACCATTGATGGCACTGACAACTATATGCTGGAGAAGTTTGACCCAGATCTTACGCTAGATAGCGCTAAGGAGGGCGGAGCGGCGTCCTCAGTGACGTTACAGCATCTTGAGGGGGAGACAGTCCAGATCATTAGAGATGGCGTCCTAGAGCCAGAGCAGACGGTCCCGGCATCTCCTTACACAGTTACGTTTGCTTCTGCTGCTACGTCTAGCTACCAGGTTGGCTTGAATTACACAGTCACAGCTAGGACGATGCCTGCGGAGCCGGTGCTATCTTCTGGATCTGTTCAGGGCTTTAAGAAACGTATTATCCAGGTTGATGCTATTGTGAATAGCACAAAGGATATGACGATCAACGGCAAACAGGTTTCGTTTAGGAACTTTGGCGAGGATGTGCTGGACTCACCGGTTGAGGCTTTCACTGGCATAAAAACTATGCACGGCTTGCTGGGCTATAGCGGAACGGGGCAGATTACGATTAGCCAGAATGTTCCATTAGAAATGATTGTTCTCGGTCTTGAGTACCGGTTGAGCGTGGGGAGTTAAGACATGGACGCAATGTCAGTTATAGGACCGATAGTATCAGTAGGAAGTAAGCTTGCATCCGCAAAGGCTGAAAGGGATGTCGGCGCTGCGCAGCGGGCAAACTATCAGCAACAGGCAGAGCAGGCAGAATTGCGCGGAAGGTCAGAGGCTATCGCCTACAAACAAAAAGGATCTGAAGCATTGAAACGCCTTAATGAAACGCTGGCCGCTATTGTAGCTAGGGCTGGTGCTGGTGGTGTTGATCCTACATCTGGATCTGCGGCTACAGTCCAACAGTTTGCAATGGGCGAAGGCATCGATGAGTTTAATATTGCAGCTGACAACGCGGCTATAGCTCTTGACGAGGGGTACACGCAGGGCGGAATTTACAGGACTGCTGGTGAAACTGCCTACACTACCGGTAAAGTAAGATCAGCCGCAAAGGTTGGCGAGGCTGCTTACTCCGCCTACCAACTAATAGGATAGAGGTTAGAATATGGCACAACTTCCACGATATCAGCGCTTGGGTTTACAAACCCGTCAGCCGGGAAATATTGACTTTGCTGATACGCGGGAACAAGCGAGGTTAGCTGGCACTCTTTCACAGCAACTTGATCGTATGTCTGACTTTGCGTTTAAGAAGTCTGCTGAGATGGCTGTTGAGCGTGGACAGGAACGTGTGCGGGAGGAAGGTGCTTTACCTACACTTGAGGCTATAGAAGAGAAGGGCGGACCTAGAGGCATTGCTGAACGGGCTGCTGTCGATGCCGCTAATCGGATTGCCGTGGTGGAGATCGAAACTCTTGCTACTGCTGATATGCAAAAACTTACTGTTGAGGCAGACAATAACAATATGTCCATGCCTGCCTATCAGGCCGCAATGGCTGAAATTAATGATGGTTACAAAGCTTCTTTGCAGATGGTTGACCCTGTTGCGGCTGGCGTTTTGGGCGCTAGGCTGCAAAGCAGTTCGACTAAGTATGAAGCAAGGTATTCTGATGTTGTAACCAAGAAAGCTAAAATTGCTTGGGCAAAAAGTATAGGCGAAATGTTTACAACACGAGGGGAATCAATTCTAGAAGAAGCTACTATGCCGGGAGTAGTTGAGGCGGATTTGCAAGATAGTGCAAACAAGCTGGTTGAAGATGCGGTTACTAAGGGTGTTGGTCGAGAAACGGCTCAAAAAGACGCAGACATAATCCTAAAGAAAGCAATAAAACAAAACAGGTTTTATTTGTTTAATGAGGCTTCTACTATAGAAGTTAAAAGCGCTCTAGTGGATCAGTTCAAAGAAAACCCTATGCCTGGTTACACATACGAGGCAAATGTTAAATTTTCTGAAGAGCTAGAGAATCGTTTAAATCGTGATATATCAAATGCTAGATCAAGTATATTTGATGATGTCGAAAAAGCTAAGATTGTTATTTCTGCTACAGGAAAACCGCCAGAAGGATACAGCTTTCCAGAGGATCTTGCTCAGAGTGTTTTTTCTGAAGATGAATTTGCAGTTCTAACCGAAGCTCTAGAGAACTCACAAGAAGATTTTGATAATCGCGGATCTATTTATGCCATGTCTCCGTCAGACATAAATCAGATTACAGAAGAGCTTTATTCAGAAATAGACGGGCCAAATCCGCAAGAGGCAACCAAACGATTTAACGATTGGATTACTATTGTAGAGCAAAGGGAAGCTGCATTAGAGACTGATGCCGCCGCATATTTGATTAAAGATGACAATTCCTATGCCAACTTAATGGCTGGTATAGAAAGAAACTTGCAAAATAGAAATTTAGATCAAGCTGCTGCTCAAATTAAAACCTGGTCAGAAATCTCAACAAGAATGTATGATCTTATGGGCGTTGATCTAGATGACAGGAACCTACTGCCCAAGTCTGTATCTAGTATGATTGTAAATCAAATAAGGTCTTATGGTGACGATTTATCTGCAAACAACCTAGAGGCTATTAAAATAGAACTTGGAGATGCTGCTCCTCGTTTTATACAAGAGCTTTCAGACAGCGGCCTTGCTCAAGAAGTTGTTGTAGCAATGTACGTTGATAATCGTCCAGAAGTGCAAACGGAATTGGTGTCTCTGTCTGGGCAGACTACAGAGGATCTGTTTAAGCTAAGCGCAACCGGAGTAAAAACAAAAGCAAAAGACGCTTTAAATAAAGCCCTTATTAACACAAATTACGGAGAAGCATTTACCGCTGGTGGCCGCGCTAAAGCTAATGACATTCTATTAAATCAAATTCAAGTTCTTGAAAAACTTATGGCAAGCCGAATAGCAGGTAAAGATTTAAATCAAGCCGATTTAGATCAACATGCCATAAAAATAATTGAGGATGTAATTCCTTGGGCAAACCAGTCAGTAACAACCCCCTCTCTTGGAAGCTTTGTTATCCCTATGGATTATGATCCTGACATAATTAAGAAAAATCTTTTTAGAGTTAAAACGGTTGATGAACTTAGGAAGTTGGGCCTTGACCCTTTAAATGACCCTGCGCTTGAGGGTTACGCTAATTTAGAGATATCATTAGCTTCAGCCGCAGACACAGGTATGTTTTATAATACAAGTGATGGAAGAGGTGTTGCTCTCCATTACAATATTAATGACAATCCTGTTAAATCCAATCTAGTGATTTCGTTTGATGACCTTTCTTTGTCTAGAGAAGGTCCTGTATTAGAAGCCGCGGAGGAAGAGGAATTTCTTGAGCAACAGGGAATAGTTGTAGATCAAGAAGGTGGTGGGGTTGTAACGTACAGTGATCCGCTTCTTAATCCTTCTGCTGATTAATAGGGATAATAAATAATGCAACCTCGCCCTTTAGAAACTGAAAATAGAATTTTACGATCAACTGCCGCAAGCCAGTTGCGAGTTTCTTTGGGTAGAGCCGTTAAGGAAATGGCTCAAACTCCAATGACAGGCAGTCTGGTTCTAAGCAAAATAAAGCAAGAGTCTGCTGCCGCAGACGTGTTTTCAGTAGAAGAGAGGGAAACGCTAAATGCGTTAAGTAATGCTCAATATGAAATTGAGTGGAATCTTTCTACTGAGACAGATCCTGCGGTTCGGGATAATCTTCTATTGCAGCTAGAAACCATATACGATCAGAACAAAACTAAAAAAGATCTGATATATCAACAAGCTATTTCTGATGGCAGACTGGCATCTCAAGAGCAATTAACAGAAATGTACGGAGATCGTTTAACTTTTGATGGGCCTATGGCTCCAGAAAAAGCCAGACTTCTGTATGAGGGTGCAAAAGAACAATACATTCGAGAACTTATAATATCTAGAAGTCCTGAGGGAATAGGTCCAGGAATTGCAAAGTTTGGTGGCGCAATGATTGCAATGGCTACTGACCCTTTAGAACTAGCCACCATGTTTATACCCGTGGTTGGTCAAGCTGGTAAGGTTTCTTCTATAGCTAGATTTGGCCGAATAAAGGGTAGGGCTGCGGTCGGCGCTGTAGAGGGTACTGCTGGTTCACTAATGACTGAGCCATTGTACTACTCTCTGTCTAAAGACCAACAACTTGATTACACGATGACGGAAGCGCTATTCAACGTGGGTGCTGGTTTCTTTTTGGGTGGAGCAATAGGAACTGCTGCTGGATTCTATTCTAGGTTAAGAAACCCTGATTCAGATGTGCCAACTCCAGATTTCTCTCAAAAACCAGATGGAGAAACAATTTCTCCAGAGGAGCTATCGGCTGTAAAAAAACAGGTATCTGAGACGTATAATGCAACAGGCAAGCGGTTGAGCTATGAAGCTGCTGTTCGTCAGTTTGTAACGGACCAAGATATTGATGTTTCTATGCTTGTACCTAAGAGCGTAAAAAGACCAACTCCTCTAAGTGTGTTTATTAAGAGAAATGGCGGCATTAATGATGATGACCCTACGTTTAGGGGGGAGTTAAAAAGCAGGGACATTAAGCCTGTTCGTGGTGGATTGCGCAGGGGGCAAATGGTGTACCGATCCATGAGCAACCCAGAAAGTCAGATGAATTTAGATGACATGGCTGAGGCTGCATTTGAAGCGGGTTATATCGACGAGAGAAACCCTAATATGCTAATGGAGGCTATAGATAGCGAGCTTTCTGATAATTATGTTTTTGCCAAACAGGATCTAGAGGAAGCTGAAGATTGGAGAAGGTTCAACGAAAGTAGCACAAACCGCGAAGCTGAAATTTCTAGAAGAGAGGACATTCGGTCAGAGCTTGAAGAGGAAGGCGTAATTAATGTTTCTGACGATGAGATCGCTATAATTTCTCAGAAGATGACGGAATCAGAAGATGCTATTACTGCATACACTAGAGTAAAGAATGTTATCGAAGAAAGTCGAGCGGCTAAGCTTGCAGACTATGCCTCTCAAGCAAAAAACTATACGGGCGTAGACTTAGAGGCTTCAGCAAGATTTGGGGAAATAGAACCTGAGTCAGACCTAGACGTTCAGAATGAACAGTTTGAAAGAGTTGTTGCCCAAATGGAAGAGACAGAAGGCTTAACTGATTATGCCAGATCTGAAAGAGAGCATATTGAAAGATTAACAGCAGAAGCAAAAGCTTATAGAGAATTAGCTGATGTTGCTGCTAGGTGCGAGGCAACTAGATAATGGCTGACTGTATAAAACTACTCGATGATGCAAACAAAGGTAGATTAACTGATGAACAGTTAATGGAAATTCTTGAGCAACTTCAAGGTGAAAGAAAGAAAAGGCAGGCCGAAGGATCTTTAGGGGGCATTCAGAATGCAATTCTTGAAAAGGGCCAAAAGATTGGGGATCAGGCCGAGGAAAACTTAAAGAGGGCAAAAAGAAACTATTACATTAATGTAATTGCCGAGGAACAGATCATAGCTAGGGCTGAACGGGCAGACGCTCTTGTTCAAAACCCTGGCCTAGGCGTTGAGTCTGCGTTTGTTCCAGTAAACTCTCCATTTGAGGGGGCCGGTAGATCTGTATCATCTTTAAATGCTGGATATGACATTGCATGGTTTGGGGGTATGACAGCCGATTTAAAAGAACGCGGCGTTCATACGCAGTTTAATACAATGTCTGGAAAGTTTGAAAGAGATGTTACGCGAGCTTTGTGGGATTTAAACAAAAAAAATCCTACGGGGGTGCCTGGAGTTTCAAAAGACGCAAAGACAATTGCAGAAATAATGCACAAGTATCGCCGTAAGATAGTTCAAAGGGAGAACCAAGCTGGGGCATACATTTTACAAAAAGATGGTCGCGCCGTTGGAACAGTCCATGATGCCGGTAAAATTGTAAAAGCAAGTTTTGATAACTGGAGAAAGGATATTTACGAAGGCATAGATTTTGATGCAATGGATATACCCTTTGCTCGAAGGGAAGATTTCTTAAAAAGTTTATACAAGACAACCACCACTGGCGTTAGAAAAGTTAAGCCTCAAGATCAAGATGCAAACTTTGCCCGGACAGATTTAGCCAGTTCGTTTAAGGGATACCGAAACCTTGCAAAGACAGAGAGCGCTGCAAGTCTTATCGTTTGGAAGGACGCGGACTCTTGGTATGACTACAATAGCAAGTATGGAAGACCGTCTCTAAGGGAGGCATTTACGCAAGATATGCAGTCTGCCACCAGAGCCACGGCAATTATGGACATATTTGGAACTAATCCTCAGGCAATGTTAGACAGAGTTATAAAAAGGTTAGAGGAAAAGTATGAAAACGATCCTGAGAAATTAAAGGGCATTCAAAGAAAAGGGGCCTATGTCGTTAAGTTTGATGCGGCAATGAAAGAGGTTACTGGAGAAGTCAACTTTGGGTCAGAAACAACCTTTGCGCAAACTATGATGTGGTACAGAACGTTCCAAGCCCTAGCAAAGCTTGGTGGCGTTACATTATCGGCCCTTGGGGATACGGCCTTTATTGCCGCTGCAAGGATATATCAAGGAAGGCCGTTGCTAGAAGCTTGGCAAGATGGCTTCGCTGCATTTTTTCGAGGCATGGCGAAGGGACAAGTTCGTGAAATAGCCGATAGAGCCGGAATTGGCCTTGAAGGACAAATAGGAAGCTACGCGCACGATTTTAGGCTTGGTGATAGTGCATCTGGGCAGGCTTCAAGATTAATGTCTGGATTCTTTAAGCTCAATCTTCTTACGCCCTGGACAGACTCAAACAAGCGCGGCGTTGGTCTTATGATATCAAATGATTTTGGTCGCGAGTCTAATACTGTATTTAGCAAATTGTCTGAGGACCAGCAGAGAATCTTGTCTATTTATGGAATAAACGATCAGGGTTGGGAGATTGTACGAAAGTCTGCAAAAGTTGCCGAAGATGGAAGACCTTACATTATTCCTAGCGAAATCAAAAACGAAAAGATGAGGGAAAATTTCTTTGCATTATTGACTAGCGAAATCGACAATGCAGTTATTACCGCTGGCGCAAGAGAGCGTATTATAATGAAGAGAGGGTATAGTGCCGGTACATCTATGGGTGAAGCATTAAGGCTTGTTGGGCAGTTTAAGGCTTTTGGTGTTACGGCTATGTCCAAAACTTACGGCCGTCAGCTTTACGGATACGGCGCAAAGGGCTGGAGAGATCAGCTTCAACGCGGAGTTGGCGCAAATATGGGAATAATAAGCACTATAGCTGGTACAACAATGATGGGCTATTACATCATGCAGCTTAAAGAGCTTGCCAAGGGGCGTGAGCCAAGAGAGTTTAACAAGCAAACCCTATTAGCCGCTATGTTGCAGGGTGGTGGAGCCGCATTGTATGGAGATTTCTTGTTTGCTAAATATAATAGATTTGGTGGTGGCCCGTTAGAAACTGCTCTTGGCCCCGGAATTACTGAATTTGGAAATTTTGCAAACCTTCTATTGCAACTAAGGGATGTTGCTACTGGTGAGGATGTAGACTTTGGAGGTGATGCAATAAGACTTGTTAAAAGCAACGCCCCCCTTCAAAACCTTCTATACACAAAACAAGTTACAGATTACCTTATTTGGTACCAGCTTCAAGAAATGGTAAATCCAGGGTATCTAGAACGCGCAGAGCGTAGAACCGAAAAAGAAAATGCGACTAAATACTGGCTGCCACCATCAAGCATTGTCCCAACGGGCAGTGTGTTCAGATAAGTATTATTGGAATGGCAAAAGAAATCTGCTATAGAGTGAACAAAGGAACGGGAAAACGACATGAGTGATATCGCAATTAATCCAGTAACCCGCCGGGTTCAGTTCACAGGCAATACCGGAACCGGTCCATATGCCTTTACGTTCAACATCTTGGTCGATGGTGATATCGCAGTCTTCAAGGGGACTACGGAGCTAACGCTTACCACTGATTACACGGTCAGTATTAATGCAAATGGAACGGGGTCTATCACCCTAACGGTTGCTCTCATAGCATCTGACGTTCTGACAATCATTGGCGGTCGTGAGCTTTCCCGCACGACTGACTTTGTTACAGCCGGTGACTTGCTGGCTTCAAGCTTAAACGAACAGCTGGACAGTAATGTGATTATGACCCAACAGCTTGATGAGAAGCTTGGGCGTGGCTTGTTTGTGAACCCTGGTGATGTGTTCACTGACCTGGAGCTTCCTCTGAAGGATGATCGCAAAGGCACAGTTCTTGGGTTCAATGCGGCTACGGGTGATCCAGAGCCAGGTCCAGAGATTGCTGATGTCGATTCACTAGCAAATATCTCTGCTGATATTAAAACCCTTGCTGAGATCCAGGACGGTACGGTTGCGACTGACGCTATTACAAACGTCAACACGATCCGGGCAAATGTCACCACGGTATCCAACATCTCAGGCAATGTAACGACTGTTGCAGGGATTAGCTCTGACGTTACTACGGTTGCGGCTGATGGCACTGATATCGGGCTTGTTGCTGGATCGATCAGTAATGTGAATAATGTTGGTGGATCTATATCAAACGTAAACACTGTTGCCGGATCTATTTCTAATGTTAATACGGTTGCGGCTGACGGTGCTGACATTGGAACTGTTGCTGGGATTTCTAGCAATGTCACAACTGTTGCCGGTATTAGCTCTGATGTTACGACTGTGGCGGCTGATGGTACGGACATCGGCAACGTCTCCGGTTCAATAGCAAATGTTAATACCGTTGCGACAAACATTGCATCTGTAAATACAAACGCAACCAACATTGCTGCAATTCAGGGCGCTTCAGCAAATGCCGCAACTGCTACGACAAAAGCTAGTGAGGCTGCTGCAAGCGAATCTACTGCAACAACTCAAGCTGGTATTGCCACAACCAAAGCTGGGGAAGCTGCTGCATCTGCAACTGCTAGTGCGACTTCTGCCTCTGCATCTGAGGCTGCTAAGGATGCTACTCTTGCTGCACTGGATAACTTCGATGATCGTTATCTGGGGTCTAAAGCATCCGATCCTACGCTGGACAATGACGGCAACCCATTGATTTCAGGGGCTTTATATTTTAATACTACTGACGATGTGATGAAAGTATATGACGGTAGCTCATGGCTTGCTGCTTATGCTTCTCTGTCAGGCGCTCTGCTTGTTGCTAACAACCTGTCTGACTTGGCGTCTGCTTCTGCTGGTCGTACTAATCTCGGGCTTGGCACTGCGGCAACTACAGCCTCCACAGATTACGCTACCGCTGCTCAAGGCACACTAGCTGCTAGTGCAGTACAGCCCAACGACAGCCCTACGTTTGCAGGTCTAACCACTACTGGCAACGTGTCAGTCGATGGCGGCACGATCAAGCTGGACGGGAATTATCCTGTTGGGTCTAACAACGTGGCGTTGGGTGATGCTGCGCTGGATAGTAACGTGTCTGGCGGACAGAACACAGCTATCGGTTCCGACGCCTTAACAGCTAACACTGCGGATGATAATACGGCTGTTGGCTGGTCGGCTATGAGTTCGAATACTACAGGCTCTTTGAATGTCGCAGTAGGAAGAAGCGCCTTGGAGGCAAACAATACGGGCGGCTCCAATACCGCAGTGGGTTATGCGCCATTATCTAATAATACTACAGGTGGAAGCAATGTAGCCGTTGGCCGTCAGGCACTCCTCTCCAATACCACCGCAAGCAACAACACAGCTGTTGGGTATCAGGCGGGGTACTCTACAAATACTGGTAGCAGTAACACAAGCAGTGGTTATCAGTCATTTTACAGTAATACCACTGGTCACAGTAACGCTGCTACGGGCTATCACGCACTATACTCCAACTCCACCGCCAGCTACAACACAGCGAATGGTCTTCAAGCCCTGTATAGCACCACAACAGGTCAATATAATACGGCTATGGGGGCCACTGCTCTCTACTCCAACACCACCGCTTCCAACAACACGGCGGTTGGGTATCAAGCGGGGTATGACAATACGACAGGCGGTAATAATACAGCAGTTGGTCGTGAGGCATTAAGCAACAACACAACCGCTGACAACAACACTGCTGTGGGTTATGTCTCGTTAAGAGATAATACTACAGGGACTAGAAACTCCAGTGTAGGTATGGCGGCTCTTGCTAACAATGAAACGGCAAGTGACAATACCGCTATGGGTTACTACGCCATGGTTAATAATACCACGGGTGCCTACAATACCGCTATTGGCACAGAAGTGCTGCATGAAAACACCACCGCAAGTTACAACACTGCTGTGGGGTATCAGGCGGGGCATAGTAATACTACTGGCAATGTAAACACAGCCGTGGGCTATCGTGCTTTGCTGTCAAATACGACAGGTTATGAGAACACTGCGATTGGGCCAAATTCTCTTAAAGTAAATACAACTGGACTTTATAATACGGCAGTTGGCTCAACCGCACTTTTCTCCAACACCACAGCCAGCAACAACACTGCGGTTGGCTATCAGGCTGGGTATAGTCGCACTTCAGGTGGTGATAATACAATTATTGGACGTAAAGCAGGCTACAGTGGAACAACAGGGCAAGGAAATACTTTCTTAGGTCAGCAGTCAGGTTACAACATAACAACAGGCTCCAAGAACACCATCATTGGCCGCTACAGCGGCAACCAAAACGGCTTGGACATCCGCACCTCAAGCAACAACATCGTGCTGTCGGATGGGGATGGTAATGTAAGGGCGCACTGTGACTCAAATGGTACTTGGACAGGTGTTGGTGCTAGTACAACCTTTAACGATGTTGGTACTTATACTCTGGCTGGTCTAAAACAGACAGGCTCTCGTATAACTTATAGTGGGGGAACAACTTTTTCAGCCTCTAGTTTGTTCAAGCCAAACACCGTACAGGCTTACAACCAAATGGAAAAGAATCTTAACTATGGATCGCAGTCATCTGGTTTGAGTGGCACATGGCGACTTATGGAAGAGGTTAGAATTGAAGATTCCGCTAATCACTTAACTTTTGGAATGTTTGTGAGGATTTCATAATGACTATAACAATCACACAAATCCGCAATGCGGTATCCCTCCAAGCGGATAACCTTCGCATGGACGTAGAGATTAATCACCCACAGCACGGCTGGATACCCTACACTCTTGACCCAGCTGATACAGATACAACTATCGACAACGATGCAGTCATGACCCTGATCGGCTCTAACTTTACAGCGTATGTAGCGCCTACACAGGCAGAGCTTGATGCAGCTACAGCGGCATCTGTTCGGGCTACTCGTGACAATCGCCTTGTTACAGAGGTTGACCCTATCGTGTCTAATGCTTTGCGCTGGGCTGACCTTACACCCGATCAACAGGCAGCATGGACACAGTACAGGACTGATTTGTTAGCTATATCACAGCAGGCTGGCTTCCCTAATACAATCACTTGGCCTACAAAGCCTTCGTAAAAGTCAGAAAAGGAGAAAGACATGACTGATACACCTACTACAGAAGAGATTGCACAGCATTACACAGCAATGGGTCACTCTGTTGACTTGCTAAACGCTGGGCAACCAGAAGGCATGGAAGACGCTGATTGGACTGACACTGTGTCTTGCAACGTAGAGCATCTTACACTCATGGTGGCTAAAGACTTCTGGACTACAGAAGATATGACCGCTGCTAACGCTGCAATCGCAGCAAACTCTTAACCCAAACTGAAAGGAGACCGTTATGAGTAAAAACGAAAAGAACCTCATCACTGTCAACGACATCGAATACGACATCGAAGACTTCACTGACGCACAGAAGACTATGCTGAACCACATCAACGATCTGGATCGTAAGCTAGGCAGCGCACAGTTTAACTTGGATCAGCTTAACGTAGGGCGCAGCGCTTTTGTAAAGATGCTGGCTGACTCTTTGGAACAACCGGAAGAAAGAGATGAATAAACGAACAATATCGTCTGCGCATGACCGCATTGACAGCCTTGAGAAGGAAATCGTTGCTATCAAGACTGAGGTAAAGATCCAGTTTAAAGATCTATTCAGCCGCGTCAAACGCATGGAAAGCATTATGATTGCAACCACAGGATCTATCATTGCCCTCTTGCTGGCGGTGCTATCGAAGATGGGATGAGGTTTCTTTTAGCTATAGCCATTGCGCTTGCAGGGGTTGCTGCATCTGCGCAAGACAGTGACGTAGTGAAAAGCGAAAGTACTGTCACAAGTAGCGGAACAATGGATACAACGGTCAACTCTCCGCCGCCCTCTGCTATCTCTCCGCAAATATCTGCAAGCAATAGCGATCTTTGCACGGTTGGCGTAGCTGGCGCAGTTCAGACGCAGATACTTGGTATTTCCGCTGGTCGCACGGTGCGAGATATGAATTGCGAAAAGCTAAAGAACGCAAAGACGATGTATGATATGGGAATGAAAGTAGCTGCTGTATCGGTCATGTGCCAAGACAAGCGCGTATTCGATGCAATGATGGACGCTGGAACCCCATGCCCCAAGGATGGCTTGATTGGTGATGCGGCTAAAACCGCATGGGAGATGGAAGCCAACGAAGACCCTGCGCCAGAAATGCAGCGTGGAGCTATAGAAGGTTTGATTGATGCACAAGACTCCAAAACTATTGGGATCGGCGCTGTGCTGGGCGCTCTGGGCCTCCTGTTGTTACTCTGATCCATATTTATTTGGGGTGACAGGCAATGCCGCCGCAAGCGGTCTGTCTTGGTCGATGGGGTCGGTGCTTCCCTCACAAGATGGCCTAGATGTAAACGGCCTCATTTACAGGTACAGCACGGTCAAAAATACAGACGATGCAATGAAGGTGCATATCCGCAACGGCAATGCCGATGGCACGGGCTACACGTTCAGCGAGACTGACAATTGGTCAGGCGTTCCAGGCAACACAATCACCAAACAGTTTTCCTTGCCCTATGTCCCGGCGGCTCTGTGGGGTAATGGCTCAATTGATGTCGAAGGTACAGGCGAAGTGATCGATCCTGTTGTGATTTACAGCTACCGCTTTGATCCGTGCTACGATCCTCAGATCGACCCAAACTGTCCAGGCTACGTCAAACCTGCGCCGCCTGTCATTGAGGTTGAGGTATATGACGCGCTTGAAGATGAGGCGATAGCAGAAATTTTAGAAGATGAGACCGAATTTAAATATGATGCGGATGGTAATCTAATTGTAGAAGAGGATGAAGAGGAAGAGGAGACCCGCTTGGAGATGGGTCTCATGGCATCGGCCAATGCTCTGACACTCACTCAAACCCAAGGGCAGTCCGACTTGATTAACCAGATCAATTTGCAAACCAATATCGCCATGTATTATAATACAAGCATAGCAGGGGGAGCCTATGGGGATGTCAATATTTTGACAGAGGTTGATTTGCCCGATAACAAAAAGGCACTGAGAAACAACTTGGCACAACAATTGCTTCATGAGCAAATGGTTCAGGGCCAATATGGAGATTGATATGAAGTACCTAACTCTTGTTCTGTCTTGTGTGGCATTGCCTACCCTTGCAAACAACGTAAACATAAACGGAACTGTTCAGGCGCGTTGCGTCATCACAACGGATACTGTCGGTGTTTACGGGAACCCTACTGCCGACAAGTTGACCACAGCTTCGGCAAGTGCAGGTGTTGTGCCTGTTGTTCGATACGATGTGGCGCTGGCCAACTACTACACCGCAAAGATTACGCATCCTACATCCTTTAGCTCATCACCCTCACTCAGTGACACGGTAACGTGGACTGGAACAACATCCGTCCACAATACATCTGACGCTGGTATGTCTGGATATGACGCAGCGAAGGTGACTTACGGATCGACCACCGAGTTTGCCTTAACCGTTGCGGGATCAACGTGGTTTAAGACTGAAAGCGAAGCGGTGTATGGGGTCAGCAAACCCTTCCCCGGCGGGACTTACACCGCCCTTGTTGTGGCAGAATGCATTGCTGATTAGAGCTTGCATATTCCTCTGTCTTGCTGCGCCAGTGGCGGCACATGATATGACACCTGCATATCCAGAGGTTCGACCGTCCCACGTTGCTGGTGTGGTTCGCGCCGATATGTCTCTCTTTAATGCTCGTAACGATGTCAAATACTATCAGGTCGAAGTATTCGATGAGGCTTGGGGAAACATAAAGTTCTCGTCGCCTAATCGCATAATGAAGGTGGACTACGAAGAGCGTAAAGACTTTGCAGTTTACATTCGCAAGTCTGACATGGATCGGGCGGTTTATCTTTGCACTACGTCAAAGATCGTAAAGGATCGTGGAGACAAACCAATGGTCGCAAGTAAGATATGTTCGAGGCTGGACGGTGGCAGACCATGAAACTGCTTTGGGGAGCATACGGTGTCTTCTGCATTGCGGTTTCAATCTGGTTTATATCCGCGATCCAAGCTAGATCTGACAGTAGCTCTCTCGCTGTGCAACTTCCCAACCCACCGATGAACTATCAGTCAGACAGGTTTCGTGCTGGCAACCTAGATTGCAGCAACGCCATCGGCGGTGGCACGACCTTAGAGTGGGGCGTGACAGGTGTGGTCAACAACAACGATGGCAATGTTGGTCAGGGCAAGGATATCGGGTTGTATGCCCGCATCGTTATACCTCTGGACAAGCCGCGAAGCCGCATAAACTGTGATGACCTTTACCAGCTTGAGCTAACACAGCGCAGACTTGAGGTGCAGATGCTTCGTGCTGAATTGCAGGCGTTGCAAGACTTGCAGAATAGCCAAACCAACTCCGATGGAGATATGGAGTTTGAGAATTGACTGACCTCACAGAAGTTGCAGATGATATCGAAGGTCTCTCTGACCGTGAGTTTAAGGCTGGTGGTTTTAAGTTTACGTTTGCGTCTGTCGCTGCAATCTTTGCGTTCATTTCCACCATTGTCGGCGGCTTGTACGGTGGCTTTGTTCTCTATCAAAAGATCGAAGAGGTTGCTGGTTTAGATCTCGGTGCATATCAACAACAAATGGAGGTGATGGATGCAAAGGTTTCCGGTATGGCGGAGAAAGTCGAAGAGGCTGTCGAATATTCCAGAGACATCAAGAACGGTCTTAAAGATGACATACTGCGAATTGAGCAACAAAGTGATAGGGTGGAAGACACGGTTAGGGCTATTGAAGATCGGGTTGACGGTTCGATACGGTCAAACGAGGCAGAGGTCAGGCGGCTCGTAGATGAAGCCATAGCAGACATCCGTGCCATGATAGATGCCGCTGACGTTAGGTTTGAAAATCAGAGAGAACGTGTTAGAAGTAGCCAAGATGCGGACATGAAAGAACTTGAAGATCGCCTAACGAATAAACTTCAACGGGCGCTGGACAACCCCTTAGCCGACTAGGAGATACTCATGACTTCCTTTGAAAAAGCAGACGTAAACAAAGACGGTAAAATCGACGAAGCTGAATGGCAAAAACTGGCGCTCGAAGATCGCTGGCGTGAGCTGAACGATGCTGACGCAAAGCGGGACACACAGCGTAGGTTAACTACTGCCTGCGCTGCTGGTATGTTGTTATACCCTTTCGCCATTGTGGCGGCCGCTGCGTTGGGCTTAGACACTGCTGCGAACCTGATTGCTGACATTGCTACCGTGTATGTAGTGGCTGCGTCTGGTGTTGTAGCTGCTTACTTTGGTTTCAACGCAATGGAGGCTAAGAAATGATCGGGCAGCTTCTAGGCCCAATCACCAACATTGTCGGGGGCATTGTCCAAGGCAAGATGGAACAGAAGGCCGCTGAAAGCAAAGCCAAGGTCGCCAAGGCTGAAGCCCAGGCTCAGATCATGCTGTCACAGGCTACGTCCGAGGCCGATTGGGAAAAGGTCATGGCTGAAGGTTCCCAAGAAAGCTGGAAGGACGAATGGCTAACAATTTTGTTCTCTGTGCCTCTGGTGCTTGCCTTCTGCGGTGAGTGGGGGCGTGATATAGTGGCTGACGGGTTTACTGCACTCAATGCCATGCCTGATTACTATCGCTATACTTTAGGAGCCATCGTGAGCGCCAGCTTTGGTATTCGTGGCGCAACTAAATTCTTCGGAAAGAAATGATATGATACTTACAGAAAAACAAGTCGAACAGCTATTGCACGGCAATAAGGATTGGGCCGAATGGGTTGAACCATTGCAGACTATGCTCTTAAAATATGAAATCGACACTCCAAACCGGATTGCTATGTTTATGGCTCAGTGTGGTCACGAAAGTAATAACTTCCGCGTCCTGAAGGAAAATCTCAATTACTCCGCGAAAGCTCTCAACGCGATCTTCCCCAAGTATTTTGAACGCGCTGGGCGTGATGCGCAGGAATACCACCGTCAACCTGAAAAGATTGCAAACGTGATCTATGCAAATCGCATGGGCAATGGTCCAACGGAGAGCGGTGATGGCTGGACACACAAGGGTGCCGGAGTAATCCAGCTCACGGGCAAAAATAATCAAACTGCCTTCGCAAACAGTGTCGGCAAGACGATTGAACGGGCCATTGAGTATTTGGACACTAAAGAAGGCGCTCTCGAGAGTGCCTGTTGGTTTTGGTCAGAGAATAATCTGAACCGATATGCGGATGACATCCTGAAAGCCACAAAGAAAATCAATGGCGGAACAATCGGTCTTGAGGATCGGAAACATCATTATCACGATGCTTTGGAAATCCTGGGTGGCAAGGTTAATCCAGCCCCGCGCCCAACTCTCTTGAAGGTTGGAAGTGAGGGTGAGGCGGTTAAGAAAATCCAAGAGGTTCTTGGTCTTGATGCTGATGGTATCTTTGGGCAAGTGACCGCTAAATATGTGATGGTCTGGCAAGCTGACAATGGACTTGAGCCAGATGGAATTGTTGGCCCGAAAACCTATGCCAAAATAATTAAATAGTTTGCAAATGTAACAGGCAAAATGTAGAAATATCGAGCGGGTGGTCCAACATTGTTTGTTGGTTAACGTGCTACCGAATGCGCCACCATTCACACGGCCACCCGCACGATCTTTCTTAGAATATAATTGCTACCAGGGCCATTACGGCAATGCCACTGGCAAAGCCTGCAAACGCGCCGACCGCGCCTGCAATCTCAATTTTCTTTTCCATTTCCTCTTCGCTCATAGCGTTCCCCCTACCTTAGTTTTTTTCTTTATGCTGCGCTGATGATCCTGCCATTTGGCTGCGTAGATTAACTCGTGCTTTACGGCGCAATCCAGATCGCTCTGAAGTATGTCACGAAACCTGTTCTTTAACTTTCTTTTGTAATGGCCCTTTGAAGTATCTCGCCTAATGCGAACAGGCTCTCTAGCTGCTGCTTGAGGTTGTGCCGGTTCTGTTTTTTTGCAGTCTCGATCATGATTGATAGTTGACGTTGACTTCGGGCCAATGCCTGCTTGCCTTCTTGGTTCATCGCTTTTCTGCCTTCCATCGATAAATTTTATTCCGTATTTTTTTGCGATATCAACAACGGTTTTATACGGTATCGACATAAGAGCAGATGCTTCTTTCTTTGTCAGCTTCATTTCTGCTGCCTTGATGCACTTGATTATATCTTTACCGGTCATTTCTTTTTCCTTCCGTCTGTCTCCCATGTGATGCTGTGCTTGCGGCAGAACGCGCTGAGTAAAGCTTGCGACATATCCAGGCTTTCCGCTGCTTTTACTTGCGTCACTTGTCCAGCCAGATCCTCAACCACGCCAATCAACTCCCGTTTCTGACGCGCTTTCATTTGTTTCCAGGTCTCCATCATTCTTTTCCCTTCTGTGCGCCCAAGATCTTGAGGCAATTCTTGTATCGCTTGTCGATCTCTTCCTTGAACCCTTCAGATAGCTTGTCGATTTCTTGTTGGTTTTGCTCGATCAACTCACGCAACATTGTCATGCGCTGGCGTGGAGGGATTTCAACTCCATCTTTGACTTCCAGCTTGTTATATACTGCGATTAGCTTGACAAGATTAGCTGTAAACTCTTGCGGATAATACGATCCTTTCTCCTCTCCGATGTGGTTCTTCAGTGTGAGCATATCACCGGCGGGTGGTGCTGGTGGCGGCTGCGTAGATTGAGCCTGTTGACTTTGCGCTGCTGCCTTGCGTGGTACAGCATCGATCTCATTGAGGCTGGCATATGTCCCGCCATGCAAGCCAATGGATGCCAGAGCGCGGCCTATCGCACTTGTCTCTGCGTTCTCCAGGGCGCTTGTCTTGTTGACGTTACCCTGGCCCCTGATTTCTTCAGCCATGCCAGAGCCGACAACCATCCCGGCGCTGTTGGTGATTGATGCCTTGACCACAACTCGCTTGCCATCGTCTGTAAGGATCTCGGTGTTGATCCCGTGATCGGTTCCGAATGCTTTGCGGAAGGCTTCAACACGCACAAAAACCTCTGTGTATTTTTTGCCGCCGCGCTGCGTGACGCCGTGGGTGCGATTGAGATCGTTTACCTCGGCCATTGCTTTTTGTAGTTCGCTCATTATTTGATCCTCACTGTGACAGACGCGCTGCCCATTTGATATTCGCAACCGGGTACAAGCTCCCCTGCATCCATCTGCTTCTTGATTGCGGCCATGTCCGGCTTGACTGTGACTGTTGTTAGCTGGCTGGGAATGTCATGCGGATCTACTACCACAACTTTCTTGCGTGGCTTGGTCCGGCTAACTGTTCCTAGAGCGTGCTGGATCTTAGTCTGGCCCATTGCATCGAGCAAGTGGCCGATCGTGATCGAGAGCGCTTCCTGCTTGGCTGAGAGGCGTTTTGCTCTAGCGGTGTAAGTTGCTGCTAACTCTTTCGCTGACCCTTCGTAGATTGAGCATTCGGTGCGCTCTTGAATGAGCTTGCCCAGAATGTCCATCGCATCGGTCTCACCGTCCAGGGTGTCCAAGAATGTGTCCTGATCGTCTCCGGTCAATAGCCTGATGTGATCGGACATTTCGCGGATCTCTTCAAATTTAATATACATATTGTTCCCCTGATTTTGTGACGGTCCAAATGATCTCGCCGTTTCCGTATTGGTTTTTATGGCGCCGCCCGGTGTCTTCGATCAGCTCCATCTCTTGCAGTTCCGTTAGGCGTGGTCTTATGCTAGTGATAGGTAGCCGCAGAGAGGCGCTTATCTGCTCCCCTGACCCTCCTCCCAGGGTCTTAAGCGCGCGCAGGGTGTCCAATCTCCTGCCTGTAACCTTTGTGGCCACCTGGTGCGCCGCCGCGATCTCTGTGTCCCCAGCCCCGCGGTGGTGCATCTTTTTTATGTTCACTTCATAGATCTTCATCGTCTTGCTCCTCGAATATTGCGCCTTCTCCCTGGCACCGTTCACAATCAACCGGATATTCGTAAGGCTCCCCGATATCCCGATCAAAGCTTTGCCGCCGGTAAGTGACCTCAACCACCTTGCCATCTCCATCGCACTCCGGGCATACCACTGACGCCCTCTCGCGCTGGTCCTGGAATATGTCTTTCACTCTGCCCATCACTTGCTTTCCTCTGGCTTGTTGCCGGAGCAATGTTTGCAATACTCTTTCGGGGCAGCGCCACACTTGCGGCAAGCTTCTGACAGTTTCCTCATGTTGCTCATTAGTTCACACCTTCTGTAAGGGCTTTTAATTGGGCTTCTGCTATTTTTAAAATCTGAGTTGCCTCTGAGGCCATGAATTTGTCGCCGCGACTTTGGGCATACGAGATTTCGAATTTGCTTTCCTCGATGCACTCTTTGAGGCCTTCGATTTTCTGTTCGTTAGTCCAATCCATTACAAAATCCCCGCAAAGAAAAATAAAAGGTAGAAGGTGAGAAACAGGCTCAACACTCCGATGGTATCTTTTAGCCACTCTTTCCAATCGTTCATGATTTTACTCCTCAATTATGATTTTTATTAAAGACCAACAAAACATTGCCGATCACTTTGCTGCTGAAACCGGTGACGTTCATCAACTTGTCTATAAAGAATTGTTCCAAGTCCTCGCCGTTTTTAAACTCCGCGCGATAGTATGGCTCACCGTGTTTGTTGAACATTTTTTCAAAGTAGGCATCTAAATGCTTGGGTGCATCAGACATCCGCTCGACCATGTTGGTGTAATTAACTGACATTTCCTCTCTCCTTTTGACTTAATGATGCGCCCGAAGGCGCACTGTTAAATCAAGTAGGCTGGGCCGGTCCATGTAACTCCCTTGAAGTTGCCCTCGATGATGTTGCCACGCGCCCGGTTCCGTGTTGGCGATGCCCAACTAGCAGGGTAAAGGATGTCGCCTTTTTTAAACTTGGGATCATCATCAACATTAACGATGAAGCCCCAAACAGTAGCCATTGGAGTGCCGCCGTTGTCCTTCATGATCTTGATGTATTTCTTGCCCTCTTTGTAACCTAAGCCGCTGTTGAAGCTGTCGATCATTTTTTGCTTGATGCTATCGTCAGTCCACATACCCCAGCCTGCGTAATCAGCTTTGATAATGTCGATCAATTCTTGTATCTGCTTTTCCATTTTCTTTTTTCCTCTTGGTTTAGTGATGCGCCCCGAAAGACGCACTTCTAAATCAAGCTTCGCAAACACCCAAAACGCCAGGGTTGATCCACTCAGCGAACAAACCATACTTGTCCAAGATCTTGTTGATCTTGTTGCTAACTCCGAAATCATCCAAGCCACCTGGAAACTCGCGGTAATAGTCAGCCCAGCAAACAGGGTGATTTTTTTCGCCGCTGATAACGAACTTATCGGGATCGTCCCAACCCTCGATCACAGGGCAACCAATTTTCTCCAAAGCATTGAAGGCTTTTTGAAAGTTCTTTTCCATTGTCATAACTCCTAACAGATCCGCATTACTTGACCGGCCTTGGCCGCATCGATCCAGGCTTGCTGCCTGGCCTTGTCATTGGCTTTGATTCTTGCCAACAAACTATCTTCGTAAGCAAACTCCCGCAAAGCATCCCAGCTATCAGCCAAACTCTTCTCAGCAATAATATCCTCGATATCGGTCTGCCGCTCACCGGGCTGGCTGTTGCTGCCGTTGTCGAACAAGTCGAACATCGCGGCGTCTTTCTGAATCCTAGCCATTTCTGATTCCTCTCTTGATTAACTTACTCTTAATAGATAAGGTGATATCACAATAAAGGTCAAGGGGTAAATCAAACTTTTTTTAAAGTATTTGATAACCTGCTGAAAGAAAAGGAAAGAAAGTTGAAATACCAAACAAAGACGGAAGCAAAAAAAGCTCTGGTGGTCCGATTGCCTGCCAGTGTCAAAGCCCGATTAGATATCTTTTCCCAATCGCAGGGGATATCACAAAGCCGGTTGGCTTCTGAGCTGATATCGGAAGGGTTGCCCACCACATCCATCGCAGCACGGGCTTCGGCGCGCAGCGATGTTGTGATCGAAGACGATGACAAATCAGATGTGACAGACTGGCTGAAACGGATATGACCACCACTTACATTTGGCTCCCTGGTCAACCGATCGGCAAAGGTCGGCCCAGGTTCACCAGGACCGGCAGGGTCTACACTCCAGAGAAAACGCGCCGCTATGAGCATCGGCTGGCCGGTACTGCATCAAATTACATGATGTTGCACCAGCTCGAACCAACATCAGGGCCATGCCAGATGGTAATCAAGGCGCAGTTTGAGATCCCTAGGAGCTGGACAAAGGCAAAAAAGGCGGCGGCTGAGGCTTATGAGATATTACCCGGCAAGCCCGACATCGACAATATTGCCAAGATCGTTTTGGACAGCTTCAACGGCGTGGTCTTCGAGGATGATGCCCAGGTATATGATCTAAAAGTTGTCAAAACTTATGGAGATCCATGTTTGTTGACAGAGGTCACTTGCTGGAAGTGGTAATAGAAACGCCCCTGCAATTTCTTGCAAGGGCGATAGGACTAGGTTACATTGGATTTGAACAGTCAATGCAGGGTTAGAATATAGAAGCCCTGCCCAAATGAAAAGGGTTAAAACGATGTCGCATTATATGACTGCACTTGCGATGCAGCAAAAGGGATTGAAGCCAGCAACCAAGGTTGTTTTGTATTGGCTGGCAGATCATCACAACAGCGAAACAGGTTTATGTTTCCCAAGCCTCGGCATTCTAGCAGAGGAATGTGATTTGGATCGATCAACAGTTATCAGGCATATTGCAATTTTAGAGGGCAAAGGGTTGCTGATGAGGGTGCATCGAAAGCGCAACAATGGGTCATCAACCAGCAACGGCTATCAATTATTGCTAGAAAAACAACCAGTCGCAAAA